AATATGGTAATATATATCAAAAAGGTGAATCAGTAAAGTTAAGACTTGAAGATTATAGAAATTTAAAAAAGAATGGTTTTATAGAAACTAAAAAAAAGAAAGTAAAAGATGGCGACAATATCGGTACAGACAATAACTGAAAGCGGAATAACACCCACGTTTGCAGCTGCAACTGCTGAGGGGGATGTAATGGATAATGATGGCTCAACATTTTTATTAGTTAAGAATGAAGGATCAGGTTCTATTACAATTACTATTACAGCTCAAGTAACAAGTGTTAATACTCAACTTTTTGGAGAAACTACTAAAAGCAATGCATCACTTGCTATTGCTGCTGGTGCTGATGGTATGATTGGACCATTTTCACCATCTGCTTTCAATACTGATAATTCACAAATTAGTATAACTTATAGCGGTGTTACAAGTGTAACTATCGCTGGATTTAAAATAAATAATTAATTAATTAAAATAAATAAATAGAAATGGCAACAATAAATGGAACTGATATAAAGCTTTTCAGTACAGGAACAACTGACTTAATAGCTTTTGCTCAAAATTGTACTCTTACTCTTACACATAATGTAAGAGAAATAACTAACAAAGGATCAGCAGGATTTAAAGAATTAGCTGATGGAATGAGAGAATTTACTATTGAAGTAGATGGTTTATACGCTTATGATGATGCAAGTGGATCAGCATTATCTAATGGAGCAGATGATTTGATTCAAGCTAATATTCTTGCGAGTAGAACAAAAGTTGATTTTATTTTCGGTGGTGCAGTAACAGGTGATTTTCAATATTCTGGTAGCGGATTTATAACATCTGTAAGCTTAACTGCGGGAACTGAGGACAATGCAACTTATTCTATAACAATAGATGGTACTGATGGTTTATCTCAAGGTCAAAAAGCTTAATATTAATTTTTGGTGGCGGTGCTTGGTAATTCTTTCGGTGAGTTACTGAGCATCAAAACCATTTAAAACTTACTGAAATGAATTATAAAATAATAACAATAGGCAAAGAAGATCATCCAATTAAGTTTGGCTTCAATGCTTTAAGAAAATATTCTAAAATGACTAATACATCACTTGCGGACTTAGATAAAATGGGACAAGAGATGACTTTAGACAATGCTTTGATTTTAATGTATTGCGGTATTGAAGATGGTTATAGAGCCGCAAAGCAAGAGATGAAATTATCTGTTGATGATTTAGCTGATTCAATTGATAGTGATTTCAATGCTATTGCAAGATGTATGGAGATTTTAGGAGAGATGATGGGAAAGGTAAACGAAAAAAAGCCGATTCCCAAGCAGAAGAAAAACTGACTTGGGACAGATTGGAAGAGATAGCTTTTGGATTAATGGGGCTATCTGTTGAGGAGTTTTACAATATGATTCCAAGACATTTTTTTAATAAGATGAGTGGATTCTATGAACTCCTTAGCTTAAAAGAAAAGCATGAATGGGAAAGAGTAAGATGGCAAACAGCAGTTTTAGTAAACTTACAAATCCCAAAAGGAAAGAGAATTAAACCAACAGATTTGATCCAATTTGATTGGGACAAAAAGAAAAGAGAAGTTGATTATAAAAAGTTAAAAGAGAGAGCTGAGTATATTAAACGAATAGAAGAATTAAAGAAAGATGGCAAATAAGAGTGTAGGATTTTTAACCATAGCATTTGGAGCTGATTTAAGAGGCTTTGATAGAGCAATGAAAAAAGCTCACAGAAATATTAAGAAGTTTGGAACTAATATGCAAGCTGTGGGATCAAACTTAACAAGAAATATCACTTTACCAGTTTTAGCTATTGGAGGAGCATCTATAAAAATGGCTTCAGATTTAGAAGAAACAAGGTCAAAATTTAAAACAATTTTTAGCTCAATACAAGGAGAAGCTTTACAAACAGCTGAAAGTTTCAAAAAAAGCTTTGGATTATCAAGCCAAGCAGCAATGGGATTATTAGCTGATACTGGTGATTTATTAGTTGGATTTGGATTTACTGAGAAAGAAGCTTTAAGTTTATCAAAACAAGTTAATGAATTAGCGGTTGATTTAGCTTCATTTACTAACTTTAGTGGAGGAGCTACTGGTGCATCTCAAGCATTAACAAAAGCATTACTTGGTGAAAGAGAAGCTATTAAATCTTTAGGGATAGCAATTACTGAAGCTGATTTAAAAAGTTTTGCTAAGGAGCAAGGATTAGTATTCAAAGAACTTGATAGAGTAGCAAAAGCTCAACTTACTTTTCAATTAGCTACAAGGCAAAGTCAAAAAGCAATGGGTGATTATGCAAGAACATCAGGTAGCTTTGCAAATCAATTTAGAGAATTACAAGAAAGAACAAAAGATTTAAGTGCTGATTTTGGTACTATGCTTTTACCAGTTGCTAAAAAATTACTTGATAATACTATTAAATTAGTTGAAAAGTTTCAATCTTTGTCATTAGCTGAAAAAACAGCAGCCATAGAAAGTGTTGCTTTAGCAGCTGCTATTGGTCCAGCTTTAAATATTTTAGGTAGATTAATTTTAATAGGTCCAAAGATTTTAGGATTCTTTTTTAGCTTGGGTGGATTGATTGCTGTTTTAGCTGGAGGATTTGTATTGTTAAAAAACAATATAACTCAAGTGATAAATCTTTTAGCTAATAAATTTGCATCTGAAGAATTAGCTTCTATACTAACAGCAATGGGTGCTTTTGGTGAAAGATTTGGATTATTAGGAGCTAAACAACTTAAAGGTTTAGGGATAGCAATGGCTACTATTGTTGCTACTGGTGATGAATTGCCAGTTGATGAATTTAAAGGGTTTGGAGAAATATTAAAAGAATTAGGTCAAGATATATTAGATTTCAGTAAGATAGCTGAATTATTAAATTTAGGAGCAGGTGGTTCAAGTATAACAAGTGGTGGTCAATTGAACATTTTTCCAATGAATAAGGGAAGAATGCAAGATTTATTATTCCCAAATCTATCAGGTGATTTAGAAAATATAACTAAAAAAACTAATGAGATGTCATTTGCGGCTGCTACATTTGGTGATATATTAAGAGATTCAATGAACCAAGCTTTTGATGGAACTAAAAAGTTTAAAGATGCTTTTATTGATTCAGTTAATCAAATGATAAAAAGATTGTTAGTTCAACTTGCTGTAATGACTGCAATTCAAATATTATTTGGAGGAGCTGCTGCTGCTAAAACTGCATTATCAGTAGCAGGATTAAAAGGTAATCTATCGGATATAACTGGAATTAAATTAGCTGATGGTGGTATAATTAGTGGACCAACAATGGCGTTGATGGGCGAATATGCGGGAGCAAATAGTAATCCTGAAGTTGTTGCTCCATTATCAAAACTTAAATCAATGATAGGTGGAGTAGGTACTCAAAAAGTTGAAGTAGTTGGAAGAATAAGTGGAACAGATATATTTTTAAGTAATGCTAAAACATCTGGAAGCAGATTAAGAAGTGTATAATGGCGGGGATTAGATTTCAATCAACTTTCTTTTCTTATAATGAGTATAGTTATTTTTTACAGATATGGGATAGAAATTATAGTGGATCAACAATAACAGAAATAACATTAGGTAAAGATGGTCCTCAAATGAGTTGGGATACTCAAGATGATGATAGGTTCTCAACAATAATGAGTTCAACTTGTAAAATACCAATATTAGTTGAATCACCAACTTTAGAGCAATGGTTAAGAAGTGTTAGAAATACTTATGAGGAGAGGGATGTTTACGTTCATATATATAGAAACGTACAAGCAACTGCTGAATCTCTAATTTGGAGTGGGTTTTTATTACCTGATCTTAATTCTACAACTGATGAATATTATAGTTATGATTTTAACTTAGTTTTTACTGATGGATTAAGTGGTTTAAAAGAAATAGATTTTGCTGTTGATGGTGCAACAAAACCTTATGATTCTACTGAAATGTTTTTTGGTCCAGCTTCTTATAGCTTTTGGATGAAAACCATATTAGCTAAAACTGGTGCAGCTTTGACTACTGAGGGTGCAATAACAGATTGGGAATGGAGAACATCTATAAACTGGTATAATACAGGGCATGGTACAGCAGCCCCCTCAACATTAACTTTTGATCCGTTTGCTAATACTGAAGTTCAAGTTTCAATGTTTCATAATGAAGTAAGTGATAATGTTTATGAACCAAGAAATTGTTATGATGTTTTAAATGAACTATTAAAGCATTGGGGAGCAAGAATAGTATATTGGAGGCATAAGTTTTGGATTGTTCAAATCCCTGAATATACAACTCAAGAAACTGGTACATTATCTAATCCTGATAATATCAATACAAGAAAATATTTTCATTCATCTAATTCAGTAAGTGCTGCTTTTGATAATCTAAATGATTATTGGACACCTTTTGAGGTAACTTTAAAACATGATAATATTAGCAGACCAGCAAAGTTGGTTGGTACTAAATATGATTTTTTACCTGCAATAAAAGAAGTTAGAGCTAAATTCATAACAGGTGCGGGAACAAATTATTTTGGCGGTTTTCCTACTGAAGCCGCAGCATCACCATCTTCAAGATCTATTGTTCCTCAATTAAGTATAAATAATCTTGCTGATGCTACTAATATATATTTAGATATACCATTAAAGTTTACTCAAGATAGAGCAAATGTCAATACAGGTTTACTTAATCGTTTTTTTATTTCATTCTCTGCTGAGATTAGATATGTTTTAGAAGCAAATAATTTAGCTCATGGAGGAAGTACACAGAAATATCTCCATTATGATTATGCTTCTCAAACCTATTCTTGGGAAAATACTTTTCCAAATTCTAACACAAATAGACCAAGATGGTATATAAGCAACTTAACTTTTCAAGGCGGTACAACTGGAGTGATGTCCCAACAAGTTGGTGGACCAAATGATGGTGCTGCTATTCTTATACCAAGCCATGTTGATTTCACAGGAACTTTTGATTTAAGTATTGAGATATTCAATTTTGTTAATGGTGTAGCTTCAAAAAAATATGCTTTTATAGATAATGGTAAAATTTGGGGAGATGCTACTGATATTGGATTGACTTGGGAAAATGTTCCAAGCGTTTCAGGGCAAACATTATCATCAACAAGTGTATTATCAGGGGGGGTAAATGTTGTAACTTATAATCAGCCGCAAGGAAATCCTTTTTTAGGTCAATTATTGGCTTTGAATCCTAATAATTTAATTGCTTCTTCAGCTCAAAATATAGTTCAAAATAGTGGTAATACAAATAACTCTAATATTAAAAACTTTGAAGAGTTAATTTGGGGTGATTCTCCAGCTGCGGTTGGTAGAGGTAATATAGAGGTGATTGATACAAGTGGAGTTAAAACGACAACGAACACAAGCGGTCAATGGGGTGTTGGTGTAACAAATGGAACACAAACCTTTTCAAAGATTTTATGTGATAAATATTTAGAGGGACAACTTAGTGTATTAAGAACTTGTACTTTTAGAATAATGACACCAATTGATGGTAAAGATAGTGATGATGGAACAGCAGTAAGACCAAGATACATCAATCCCGTTGGCTTAATTAGAGAAAATAGAGCATTAGAGCCATCTATGAGATATCTTATGAAAAGAGGTACATTCCACTTACTCTTAGATGAGTGGGACTATACTGGGTTTGAAGTTAAAAGTGAAAGCACAAGTGGAAGCAATGTTGTAGTTTTTAATACAACTGCTAATATAGCGGCAATAGATATTCCCGCAAGTACATCCCCACCAGTATTCTTAAAAAGACCAACAGGAGCAAGTATAATTAATGCTGCTAAAAATAATATCATTACTCAACTATCAGCAGCAGTTAGTGGTATTGGAGATAACTTAGTTCAAAATAGTGATTTTGATACTGACACTAATTGGACTACTGATTCTGGTTGGTCCATAAATACAACAGAAAAACAAGCACAATATTCAGGCGGATCAGATGCAAGTTTATCTCAATCATCAGTTTTTACAGCATCACAAAAATACAGAGTTGAAATAGATGTTGATGAATTAAGTGGTGGTTCATTAGAGATAAGAGATGATTCAACTTTACATGCTACGATAACCTCTGCTGGTGGTTATGCATTTAGTTTTACTGCGGTAACAACATCATTAGTTCTGAAAATTGTTACAGGTAGCGTTGAAAGAGTAGTTAAAATTAATTCAGTATCAGCTCAATTACTAACATCAACAACATCATTAAGTATCTTTGCAATTGGAGAGGCTATCTTTAAAACTGGTGATAAATTTAGTTTATTATCTATTGATAATAATACAACTTATGATCTTACAATAAATGCTGATCAATCAGCTAATGATACTACATTAACTATAAGTTCTTTTGATTTTGAATCCATCATCCCAATTAATAGTGTTATCACTTTTAATAAAAAGAATTTAATCAAAGCTTATCAAGATGATACTCTTCAAGAGGTAACTGATAATGGCAATACAACAACTAATTCTGTTATGATTGGAAGCTCTTCAGCTCCAGTAGCGAATTTAGAAGTTGATGGTACAATAAGACCAATTAATCAAATAACACCCGCAAGTGGTCAAGTT